TTAGAGTGCCCGCCGTCGTGTGAAGTCGATGGAGATTACGTTGTCCTGAGGCCCCGGTGGCGTTGACGGTGCGACGGTGAAAAGGGCCTCGGTGACTTTCGCTGCCGCTTCCGCCTTGAGCTCGTCCAGCACGTGTTGATAGCGGTGAAGCATCGTGATGCTGGACCATCCAAGGATCTCCATGACGACGCGAGGGTCTACGCCCATGGCGAGCAGGACCGTGGCTGCGGTGTGCCGAGCGTCGTGCACTCGGGCGCGAGGCATGCCGGCGGCGGCGATGAACTGTTGCCAGGAGGCGTAGTCCTCAGTTCCCGGAATGGGCTTGCCATTGCGGCGGCAGAACATCAGATCGATGGTCTCTCCGCCCGGGGCCGTCCATGGTCGGCGGTTTGGGCCCTCCTCCACTTTCACCTGCGCGTTGAACTTCAGTAGCTCTTTGAGAGCGTCGGAGACCGGTCCTGGTAGTTTCATCGTGCGCTTGCCCGCGTCGCTCTTCGGTGGCCCTGAGTGGATGCCGCCGCCGTGCCGCTGGGGGCACCATCCGCCCTTCTTCCCACACGAGGGTTCGGAACCAGCAGGAGCGCATCCGTGCTGCCATGGGAGTGTGTACAGGGTCCGCTCAATGCGGAGAGTTCCAGCGGCCGGGTCGAAGTCGGACTCAGCCAGCCCAAGCCGTTCGCCCTGGCGCGGGCCCAGGGCCAGGGCCACAATCCACCGGGCACCTTCATCGGGTGGGAGCGCGGAGGCGGCATCGATGAGGCGCCGCGCATCGGCCAGTGTAAACACGGCCGGCGCGTAGGTAGCCGCCGTCGGGGCATCAATCCGGGAAACCGGGTTCACCGCCACGACGCCCTGCTGGATCGCTACCTTGAACGCGCGCGATAGCACGCGGTGCAGTTGCAGAATCGTGGTCTCAGAACGTCCCGCATCCCTCATCCTCTTGTACAGCTGCGACAGATCGACCGGCGCCACTTTGTCCAGCCGCCTCCGCGCGATCGGATGACCGTGGATCCATGTCCGGAAGAACGACTCATAGCGGACACGCGTCCGCGGTCGAATCCGAGTGTCCGGAGTGATCTCGAGCCAGGTGCGAAGCCAGTCCTCAAGGGTCGGTACGCGCCCGCCGACAAGCTCGCCCCGTGCGAGAGCGGCAACCGCCGCACGCCGCTTCGCGTTCACCTCCGCCTTCGTCCGACCATAGATGATCTTCCGGACCGGCCGACCATTCCTCACCGCCCCCGTCAGAATCTCAGCACGCCACCGCCCGTCCTTCGTCTCGTAGACACTCCCGTCGCCATAGTGGCCGCGAGTCCCGTTCGTCTTGCTGCTCATGAGAACTCCGGTTCAGATAGCTGCGTAAGGTGCGCAGCGGAGGATGTGGTGGCGCTCGCTGTCAGTGATGCTGGCGAGCCTGTCGCGGACGACGTCGGTGGTGACCCAGAGCTCCTCGGCAAGCTCCGAGACGTGGGGCGTCCAGAGTAGGGCGCGTGTGAGCTGGTCGGTGCTGATGAGGAGGCGGGCGGTCCGGACGCGCACGGTCCATTCGATGCGGGCTGGCTGGCAGCCTTCATGTTCCTCGAGGAGGTGTACGAGTTCATGCGTTAGTCCGCAGCGTCGTTCGGCTTGCTGCTGGCCGCGGTGCAGCCATATGGTGCCGCGGCCGTCAGTGCGGCCGCGGGAGCCGTCGGGTATGTCTACCCAGGCGACGCGGACGTGTGGCAGTCGGCGCAGGGTGTCCCATGGATCGAACCCCCCGGTATTCGAAAACATGTTCGAATACTAGGGGGCGTTGTCCGTCGGCGTCCAACCGCGCCTGGCGCCTGGGCTAGGGCTGGTCCTGGGACTCTTCGCCCAGCTCGCTCCATTCGCGGTCGCGTCGGATCTGGGATTCGTGCGGGGCACCCGCGGCGAGGTCTCGCCAGTTCTCCGGCAGTGGAATCTCATCTTCTCGCTGATACTTCGAGAGGTCGCGACTTTGCGCTGAGTTCTTCTGTCCCTTGCCAGTGTTACGGCGGCCAGTGAGTTCGTCGGATGGCAGTGTGACGGGGTGGTTTGGATCGGCTTCATGGGGCACCTTCGTGACATCGAGTCCGCCCAGTTCGCGTCCGAGGTTGAGGAATGCTTCCCGGAGCGAGTCCGGAAGGCGATCTAGGCCGGGAGCGACGTAGGCGTCTCGGTCCTGACTGACAGGTGCGAGTCCGAGGGACCGCGCTGCCGCCAGGACGATTTCCTGGGATGTTAGCCGCGTCCCGGCGGCAAGCCCTCGGATGGTATCCGGGTCGGGGAAGTTCTTCAGGGGCTCGTTGATGAGCTGGAAGAGGCGCTTCCCTGAGGGCGTGCCGCCGCATGCGGCTGAGAACGACTCATAGGAGTACCGGTTGCGGGCCTTGGCGTCGGCCAAGATCCTGGCGAGGTCTCCGTGGGTCATCACATTCCTCAGATTGAAGGTGGATCGGGGATGGTGCCAAACCGCGAAAGTTAGGCACTGCCTAAGTGTAGCCGGGCACTCTCGTGCCGCGCCCGCCTAAGAAGAAGTTCAAAAAAATCCTCCGCGAAGCCCGGATTAAAGGCGCGAGGGGTCCATGGGCACTTGCCAGACTGCCTAACTATGCTTACTATTTCATTACCTACTACTTGACGAACATGCCTAAGGGGGGCTTCAATGGAACAGCGCAGAACTTGCAGAACCAACCGAAGGAGGTGGCCCGCAGGCGTGCGAATGAAATTGGTGGCCCGCGACTCCCTTATCGACCGCATGGATCGGAAGGGGTGGTCGAACCGCAGGCTGGCAAAATATGCGGAGTGCTCGCCCGGGACGATTGACAATCTCGTTCGAGGCGCAACTCAGGCGGTGAACAGCGGGCGCGTGGCGGAACTGATCTGCGAGGCTCTCGATGTGCCGATAGACGTCTACTTCGTGCCTGAAATATCTAGTAGCGCTTCACGCGCTGTTACCCAAAGAGGAGTCGTGTCTGCATGACTGTCACAACGGAAGTACCTGCCACGCGCTTGTACACGGTGCAGGAGGCCGCGGTCGAGCTGGGCGTTGGCAAGAGCTACGTCTACTCGGCCATCGAGAAGGGCGAGATCCCCGTGGTGGAGCTCGGCACGGCGAAGCGATCGAAGATCCGGGTGCGGGCCACGGCGATCGCAGCGTTCATCGAGGCTCGCACCCATTCGGCCGCCCACGCGTAGGCGGCCCCCACGTTCCCCGTCGTGCCCTCTGCCCCCAATCGTGGGCACGACGGTCTTACCCCCACTGGAAGCGCCTCCCCAGCGCATGAAGAAGCCCCCGAGCCGTTGCACCGGCCCGGGGGCGTTGAACCCCACCCCTATCAGAAGGAAAGATCCATGCCTATCGTATCCGCGCGCCGTCGCGCGCATGCCTATCCGATGACACTGGTCAGGCTGCTCCGGTGCTTGGTCACTGAGCAGCTCGAGCCGGGACGCTACCACGCCGTGCGGGGTGGATCCCGTGGCTGAGCAGATGATAACGCCGGCCGATTTCTTCCCGTCGAGCTTGTACTTCAAGGCTCTGGATGTCCCTGAGGGTACGGCGCGGGACGAGATGATGGTCCGCCGAGGGGCGAAGGTCGCGACGTTGTGCCGGGCTGCCGAGGCGCTGCTCCGGGTAGCGAAGACACTGCGGGACAGCGACCGCCATGGGTTGGCGTTTGACCAGACGACCCTCCTGGAGGCCGCCACGACCGACGTGGAGGGACGCGCGGATGCCCTTGTCTGCGACATCCGGGCGGTGTCATTCAGCTGGCTCGACGCTCACGCAGAGGACACCGGGCGGTTCGTGTACGCACAGGGCGGATGGGTTCCCCCGGTGCGCATGCCGTCGGTTCCGCCGACCGGAGGGCGGCTCGGAACGTTCATTGTGGACCCGGCGGTCAAGTCCGGTGGGGTGACGCCCGCGGACTTCGCTGCCGCGGCATCACGGACTGCGCGGCTGGCCGGGGGTATGGCATGAGCCGTCACAAGGGTCCGCGTGTCGAGTGCACGGCCACGGTGAACCCGATCGGCAAGCGGCCGTTCCAGGACCGTGCGCAGCTGTCGTACCGGAATGATGCGGAGTTGTCCGAGCAGTTGCGGAAGTACGCGAAGCACAAGTGGCCTGAGGCGTACCAGATCAAGATCGACACCAAGACGAAGACGATCTTGGTCAACGGCCGTGAGCTCGCGCACTACCACCTGCACCTCGGCCATGAGGCGGAGGACATGCAGGAGACGTTGGAGGTGGGGGCATGAGTTGGCCGAGTTCGCATGTTGCGCGATCGCGTCGCTGCCGTCGCCTGTACCCGGCGTTCATCCTTGCGGCCCTGTTCGTGATGGCTTCCGCCCCGCTGGTTGGTTTCACGGGGGTGCATCTCGTGGCCATGGTCGCAGCGGTCTTCTCGTTCGTGGGTGTCGCAATCGATTCCTCCCCTCGGCGTGAGGGGTCGTGAACGTGGTGTCTGAGGTCAGGGTGCCGCCTGCGCCGGACGCTCGGACCCTGCTGGCGGACACGGCGAATCAGCTTGCTGTTCTGGGCGAGAGGTTCATGAACGAGGCCCGCCCGGAGGTCGCGGGGCCGTTCCTGTCCGCGGCGGGGATTCTTGCCAGCGCGGTGTGGGCCGTTCCCGCGGACGAGCCCACGGGACCGTGACGATGTACCGGCGGCGCGCCCCGGTCGAGGGCCATGCCACCGCGGTGGCAGTGGGCGCTCTGCACAACCAGGTCGTGCTGCTGAAGCGCCGTCTCAACGCTTCTATTGCCCGGGAGAAGGAAGCCCACCTGCGGGCGGCGAGGTACCGGGAGCAGCGGGACGCCGCCGAGCGGCGTGCCCGGGAAGAGATCAGCCGGATGCGGCTAGAGATGCAGCGGCGGAGCCGCACACCAATCACGTCCGGCCTGTATGGCGGGCCCGAGGGCCTGCAGAAGGCCGTCGAAGAACTCTATGGAAAGAGGACATGATGTCCGATCAGATCCCCGTGGGGGAGTACACCCAATCGTTCGACATGGCGACACACGCCTTCATCATCGCCTACCCGATCGAAGTCTCCGCCGACGGCGTGAAGATCACCGCCGGCGCGAACTTGATCACGGGGTGGGCGAACGTGGCGGAGCGTCCGGACCTCGTGGCCGCTGCGCTCCGGCGCACGGCGAACGCTATTGAGGCCGGGTCCATGCAGTCAATAATTCGGCCGATGGGGCCAGACCATGGCTAGGCGGTTTCAGCGCCGGCGGACGAAGGGGTGGCAGGCCCCGCCCGGCGCCGTGTACGTGGGACGCGGGACGATGTGGGGCAACCCTTGGCAGGCACACGGCCTGACGGTGTTCGGTCCTGCGTGGCACGAGCAGATGTCGCGATCGCTGCGTGGTCAGGTGTTCATCGACCCTGCCGCGGTGCAGGCGGCATATTCCACCCACAGCCACTTGGAGGCCGCGGCCGCCGCATCCGTGGACGTGTTCCGGACGTACTGCGAGGTCATGCAGCGCGACCGCCCGGCCAAGTTCCGGGCATGGATCGCGCCGCTCCGGACCCGGGACTTGATGTGCTGGTGCGCGGAGGACGTCCCGTGCCATGCGGATGTGCTGCTGGAGTACGCGAACCCGGCACCGGCGGCGGAGGACGCCGGGCCGGCCGTGTGGGGTCCGTTGAAGCCGCCCTTCCCGTACTACGGGGGCAAGACCCGGATCGCGGCGGAGATCGTGGAGTACTTCCCGGAGCACTCCCACTACATCGAACCGTTCGCCGGGGCCCTGTCGGTGCTTTTCGCCAAGCCGAAGTCGCTGATTGAGACGGTGAACGATCTGAACGGCGACATCGTGAACTTCTTCGCGGTCCTGCGCGACCGGCGTGAGGAGCTCGAGCGGGCTTGCGCGCTCACCCCGCACAGCCGGGAAGAGCACGCGGCGGCCCGTGACCTCGACGTCGTGGATCCGGTAGAGCGGGCGCGGAGGACGTTCGTGCTGCTGTCCCAGGGCAGGAACGCGTCTCTCCGGAAGACGGGGTGGGCGCATTTCCAGTCCCCGATCGCAGGCGGATCGCGGCCCCGTTACATCCAGAAGATGGTGGGCCGGTTCGCCCCGTTGGCCGAGCGCCTGCTCGACGTCACCTTGGAATGCCGCGACGGCGTCCAGGTGGTCCGGGAGTTCGGGCAGCACGAGGGAAACCTCCTGTACGTGGATCCGCCGTACCTCGCGACCACGCGGGCCAGTAGCGGCTATGCCCAGGAGTTCTCCCGCCACGACCAGCACAACGAGCTGATCGACGCGCTCCTCGAATGCAAGGCCGCCGTCGTCCTCAGCGGCTTCCCCTCCGACCTCTATTCCCGGCGCCTGGCCGGATGGCACACCGCCAAGATCACCGGATCCCGGAACGTCAACCAGACCAGCACCCCGGAGACCATCTGGTCGAACCGCGACATCACCAGACAGCCCACCCTCGACATGGAAGGAATCGCCTCGTGAGCCTGTACTACGAAGACGACCACGTCCGCCTGTACCTCGGCGACTGCCTCAAAGAGCACCTCGACTGGGTTGCTGCTGATGTGTTGATCACCGACCCCCCATACGGATCAGAAAATGGCGTTGGGTATGGCCGTTCGGGAGGCAATGGCCGTAAGGGAAACGCTTTCATCGCCAACGATGGCTCAACTGCCGTGCGTGACGCTGCACTGGCTCTGTTCATCGGTCGCCCAACGCTTTCATTCGGGACGCCACGTATGCCAGACCCGCCCGGGGAGTGGGATGACCGCCTCGTCTGGGACAAACGTGAACCGGGACTCAATGGCGGCCCCTGGCGGTACACGCATGAGTCCATCTTTGTGCGCGGGGAAGGGTGGAAGCGGACTAGTGCCTCGGCCTTCAGCATCCTGAGTTTCCCAAGTGGCAATGGAACCTGGGAGAAAGCCCAACACGTCCACGCAAAGCCAGTGAAGCTCATGGAGGCGCTAGTTGCCGCAGCTCCAAATGGCGTCATTGCTGATCCGTTCTCAGGGTCCGGCTCCACTCTCGTCGCCGCTAAGGCTCTGGGTCGAAAGGCAATTGGCGTGGAACTCGAGGAGAAGTACTGCGAGGTAGCCGCCAGACGGCTCGCCCAGGAAGCCTTCGACCTCGGAGCGCTCACGCACACAGGAGGCAAAGCCTGATGTTCACCATGACTGACATGTTCTGCGGCGCTGGCGGCTCAGCGACTGGCGCGCTCGCGGTCCCGGGGATCCGGGTCGCGACGGCGATGAACCATTGGGCCAGGGCGATCGAGACCCATAACACGAACCACCCGGACACGGACCACATTCTGGCGGATATCAGCCAGTACGATCCGCGCCGGATCGCGACGACGGACATCCTGTGGGCGTCGCCGGAGTGCACGAATCACTCGATGGCGAAGGGCCGGAAGCGGCCGACGAATCAGGGCATGCTCTTCGGCGCGACGGAGGATATCGCCGCGGACCGCTCGCGGGCGACCATGTGGGACGTCCCGCGCTACGCGGAGCAGCACCGGTATCCACTGATCATCACGGAGAACGTGGTGGACGCCGCGAAGTGGGTGATGTTCGAGGCGTGGCTGATGGCCATGCAGTCGCTCGGTTACGAGCACCGCATCGTGTTCCACAACTCGATGCACGCGCAGCTCGGCGGGCTGCCTGCGCCGCAGTCCCGGGACCGCATGTACGTGATGTTCTGGCGGAAGGGCAACAAGGCCCCGGACTTCGACCGGCTGCGCCCGAAGGCGGTGTGCCCGGAGCACGGCGTGATCGACGCGATGCAGGCGTGGAAGAAGCCGGGCCAGCAGTGGGGCCGGTACCGGGCGCAGTACGTGTGGCGGTGCCCGCGGACTGAGTGCCGGAACGCCGTGGTGGAGCCGGGCTGGCTCTCGGCGTCCTCGGCGATTGACTGGTCCATTCCGGGCCAGCGGATCGGGGACCGTGAGAAGCCGCTGGCAGAGAAGACCATGGCCCGGATCCGGGCGGGGCTGGCGAAGTACAGCTCCGAGCCGTTTCTGTCGCTGATGCGCAGCGGCCGTGCCCGGAACTACCCCACGGGTGATGTGTTGCAGACGCTCACGACCGAGGGCGCCGGGCACTGCCTGATCGACCCGATGATCCTTGAGGCTGCGGGGAACACCTACGACTCGGCGAACCCGTCCCGCGGCGGCGACTACTACCGGATCTGGCCTGTGTCCGAGGAGTTCCGCACGATCCACGGCACCCCGTCGAAGGCGCTCCTCGTGCCCGTCGAGGGCCGGGAGGGGAAGGACGCCCAGGACGTCGACGCACCGATGCGCACCCAGACCACCCGCAACGAGACCGGCCTGATGATCCCGCCCGCGTACCTCATCCGGCAGAACAACGTGCAGGGCGACCCTGGGTACCTGACGACGCCGGTCGATGAGGTGATGCGCACGCTCACCACCTCGGGGCACCAGTCGCTGCTCGTGCCGCCGTTGATCATCAACAACGTCTCTGGGGCGGATGCCGCACGGGCCGCGACCGTGCACGACCCGCTGCGCACGATCGTCGGCGGCGGGAACCACGAGTCCCTGCTGGTCCCGTACTACGCGACCGGCGTGGCACACCCCACCGCGGAGCCGATGCACACGCTCACCGCCACGGACCGCCACGCGCTCGTGACGATGCGGGGCGTGAACGCTCCGAAGCACGTGCGGGACGTCATGGACACGGTCACGGCCGGAGGGAACCACCACGGTCTGATGTCCACCGACGTCCCCGCCGTCGAGGACTGTACCTTCCGGATGCTCGAGCCGCACGAGGTCATGCGCGGCATGGCCTTCCCGCACGACTACGTCATGACCGGCTCGAAGCGGGACCAGGTCAAGCAGTCCGGCAACGCCGTCACCCCGCCCATGGCCCGCGATCTCCTCATGATCGGCGCCGAATCCCTCCAAACAGCATGACCCAGGAGACCGCCATGACCGACAACCAGTACTCCGTGATCGGACTCACGCCCGCCGCTATCACCACGCTACCGAAAGCGATGGCCCCCTTCGTCCGTCTCCCGCCGCCGGAGCGCCCGGAGAAGGCGAGCCACTTCCTGTTCAGAGGCTATCCCCGGGCCGGTGTCAGATCTGTGCTCGACCACATGGGCCACCGGTGGTGGAGGGCCACCCTCTGGGCCACGCCCACTAAGACGATCGTGTACCAGACCATCGAGTGGGACCAGACGCACAAAGAGGCCATGGGCCGAGCGAGAGAACTCCTCAAAGTGCTCTACATGCCGGAGGAGGCGGATACCCAGGACGCCCCATTCCTCGAACCTCTCACCTACCACTACTAGGAGCCACGCCATGCTGACATTCCTCGTCAAGACACCGGACCTCAGAGCCGGACTCCAAGCCGTCATCCCACACGCCGCCGACCCCAAATCCGACGCCGAGCTCGCCTGCATCCACTTCACCGCCACCGACCACAACCTCTACCTCACCGCCTCCAACCGCTACACGCTCGCGCTCGCGGTGGTGTCGATGTGGGAGGTGGAGGGGATCACGGGCGCGATCAACGATGACGATGCTGTGAACCTTCCCAAGGCGCTGGCCTCGGAGATCGTGGACCTGTTCAAGCCGTCGGGCAAGAAGGACGACGGCGACGAGATGCAGGACATGCTCAGGTTCACGGTCACGGACACTCACCTCGAGGTGGTGGACTACGGTGGGCTGTTCCCAGGCAAGGAGGTTCGGGAGCCGCTGGCGGGTGGGAACGATTACCCGTTGCCGTTCGGTCGCCTGTTCTCGTCCTACCTGTTGGATCCGCCGACGTCGGCGCCGAAGGTCGCCGCGAACGGCAATTACGTGCGGCTGTTCACGACGGCGGCGACGGCGTACGGGAAGCCGCTGGTGATTGAGCCGACGGCCCGGGACTCGGCGTTCTTGATCTCGTGCGGGGAGAGCTTCCTCGGCTTGTTGATGGGGCTCCGCCTGGACGATGTTGACGCTTCGGGCCTGGGTGCTGAGCTGCAGGAGGCTCGGGACGGGTGGATCGCGCGTATCCCGGTGTTGGCGGAGGCCGGCGGCAAGATGACCAATCGCGGCCCGGACAAGACCACCGCGCCGGTGGGCCCGCACACCGTCCCCGCCGATCGCGATCATGCCGCCGCCGAGGACCCGGCCCCAGAGTGGGCCGACGCGGTCCGGGGGGTCTCTAACGTCCAGGAGGATCCAGCCCCTGCGGCATCAGCGGACGAGGACGAGTTGCTCGATGAGGCCGTCGATATCGTCGTCACGACGCAGTTCGTATCGGCGACCATGCTGCAGCGCAAGCTCCGGATCGGTATCGCGAAGGCTTCCCGGCTCATCGAGATGATGACGGACCGCGGCATCCTCGCAATCTCGGAGGACGGCTTGTCGTACGAGGTCCGGGCAACAGCTGAGTCTGTGGCGGCGAAGCGGCACTTGCAGGTCGTCCGATGAGCAACAATGAGCGCCGCCTGAAGGCGGCCCACCGGGCGCTCCGGGACAGGATGGCGCTTGGCCTCGAGATTGCCATGGGCACCGACTACACGGTCGAACTTGCCCGCATCGCGCTGGAAGCCGCGGACAAGGTCGATGAGGCCCGTCACCCGGGACATCTGCTGTGGAGGTTCGCGAGCACATATGGTCTCCACCATCCGGAGGATTGCCGCGCCGATATCGCTAATTGCATGGTTGACCGGCAGCTCAGGGAACTCGACAGCGCTGGGTACTTGAGGCATCTCGCGCTGGGCAAGTACATCGTGGGGGTCTCCGACGATGGGATTCTTCGAGTCGAGCCGTTGCCGGAATCACCTGAGTGCCACGCGGCCGACCATCACAAGTGCAGTGGGGCCGCGCTGGATCTCACGAACCTTGTATTCCGTGACTGCGCGTGCAACTGCCACACCGCACCACCAGCGGGCGGTGGCGCGGCATGAGCACAAGCGACTGGACGTCCGTGGTCCAAACCAGCGGCGCCGCCTGGCTCGGTCTGTGCATTGCCTTCGCGCTGTGGCTCGCCGCCAACGTGGACAGCGGAGGCTTCTTCGGTTCGGTGTGGGACTTCTACGTCAAGACGGTCAGTAAGTCTGTCCAGTGGCTCGGAAGGGTCTTGCGGGGTGGTCGACGGTGAGCTTCAGCATCAGCATCGAGATCAAGGACGTCGACGGCAACACCCACGTCCTCCCCGTGATCACGGACATGTACGGCAGCTCCAAGCCCATGTGGGAGAAAGCCCTCGGCGAAGGCACGCCAGGCACCCTCGACGGCGCCGAATGCCGCGCCATCGCCTCACGCCTCGACGCCGCAGCCCGCGACATCATCCTCAACGAACAGGACTACCGCGCCATCGAAGAAGTCCGCGGCCTAACAAACTTCCGGGCCTTCCGCGACGTCCTCTTCGCCCTCATCCGGACATGCCACAGGTACCCATCCGGAACCATCCGCCACACCAACTAACCACCCCCCCTCACCAAGACCGCGCTCGCGGAACCATCACGGAAGGACACCCCCCATGAGCACCGAAATGAAGAGCCTCAGAGTCGAGCAGTTCATCGCCGCCCGCGCGGCAATCGCCGCTCAACTCGGCAAGGACTCCCAGTCACAACGGACCACCAGGGAACGGCAGGCCGAAAGCCTGATGGCCCTCGGCTTCATCGACTTCGACGCCGTACTCGCCACCCTGGACCAGTCCAAAGCCTCGACCGAAGACGGGCAGGACCAGGCATGACCGGCAACCCGCACATCACCACCGAACTCGTGGCCGCCGTCGCCCGCACCCCGTACGACTCCGGCCGCGCCGGATGCCCCTGGGACGCCGTCGCACCCATCACCCAGTACGCCATCAAGGCCAGCGCGCTCGCGTTCCTGGGCGACGCGATCCCGGTCATGCGTGCCCAAGGCTGGCGTCCGCCGGCGGTGACGATCACGAATCGGGAGCATCTCGCCGCGTTGCCGATCGGGTCAGCCGTCGTCAAGGACGGGATTGTTTGGCAGTCCGAGAAGTGGTCAGACGCCCCGCTAAGTGCCGCCGACGTTCTCGATGAGCGGGAGGGTGAGTTCGAAACCACATGGGTGTCCGGAGGCGTATGGGGTGGCCGGCGGAGCGCGGCGGCCATGGCCGCCGCGCTCCCCATGGAACTCATCATGGAAGGGACTGGTCGGGCATGACCGGCCTCGTCATCGCCTATTTCATCGTTACCCTGTTCGTCTTCGTCGCGGGCGTTGTCATGTGGGCCCTCAGCCGGGTCGAACCAGTCGTACCGGCCGACAAGCCAATGGCCAGAAACGGTGCGCGGATGATCGTGTGGTGCCTCGCGTGGCCCGTGTTGGTCTTTTGGCTCGTCCGCAAGTACGCGATGGATGTCCTCCGGGACTCCCAGGCCCGGATGGACGAGATCATGGCCCCGGTCCGCGTCACGAGCACGTGCGTGGACATGGAGACCCGCGCCGAGCTGCTCAACGAGGGCTACGAGGCCGCCGTCACTCAAGGCCTCGCCGACGACCCCGAACGCGCCGAGGAATGGCTCAACGGCAAGCTCGCCGTCGCATGGGCTGAGGGCCATGAGTCCGGATGGTGGAACGGACGTCAGTCGCAGATGAGCACGCCCAACGGCGCTCCCTTGCCTCTCCTGGGCAAGGAGCACGCCGGCAAGCACAACCCCTACACCCCCGATGCCAAGGAGCCGACCAATGACTGAACACTACGAGGCAGCGCTCACGAAGGGATCTGACTGGCTGACGTCAGTCCCGCCCGGGGCCTCGGACAAGTTCCGCCGGGACACGCTGCAAGCGGTGTTCGCTGCGGCCGCCCCGGAGCTCCGGAAACACTTCACGCAGGATCCCGAGGTCCGTCGGGCCATCATCCAGGAACTCGTAGACGAAGCCGAGGCGGATGTGGACCAGGCGCTCAGAGAAGGCCGAGCGCTTTCCGCCGGATTTATCGAGTATGCCGAGGACTGGCTCCGCGCGAAGTTGAAGGAGGCCGACTGCGATGGCTGAACGCGACGAACCAGCCAGGAAGATCCGCTGCTTCAAGTGCAAGGGCAAGGGGGAAATCGTGACCATCGACCCATTTCTGGCCGTGTTCACCCTGGGCATGACGGCCCTCATCGAAGCGGGCAACCCAGATAGATGCTCAACATGCAAAGGAAAGGGATGGATCAATGACCACTGAACGCGATGAGCTGGCAAACACTCTGCGTTTCGCCGAAATCCTGGCAGACCCGAACCTCTCACTGTCCGTCCCGTCCAAGGCAAAACGAGTCATCCGCTATCTTGTCAACGAGATCGAACACTTGCAGGCCCGGGTGATCGAGACCACTCCAGCTCCGTTCCCGCCCGTCCTGGGAACCGCCATCACCGAGGCGCTGAACAAGCATCAGCCCTCGCGCGGTATCGACGGCGGTATTTCCTGTTGGACCTGCGGCGAACTGACGGCACAGATGCCCGGCGGCTACGGCCATTCCGCCGTCCACCAGTGGGCAGTAATCTCGGAGGTCATCGCCCAGCACACCACCACCGAATGGGGCGTGGACTACCGGGACGGCAGCGTGGACTTCTTTGACTCCCGGGACGCGGCAGACGACTACATGCCCACGATGATCGGCGGTGAGGCGTCACGGGAGGACCTTCCGTTGCTCGTGTCGCGTCAAGTTCTCCCGTGGCAGGAGGTGAAGGCGTGAGTTCACAGTCTGGGTACGACGCGTTCCCCGTGATGGGGCTCTCGGCCCGGGCGATCGCCGGGGGCGGCACCGACCATCCGCACGACCCTGACGATCTGCTGCGGTGCGTGAGGTACTGCGCCGGCCGCTACACTACAGCCGCGCTGCAAGCCCGGATGAAAGGCCGCTCCCAGGCCTGGGACCGTCTGCTCCCGCACTGGGACCACCTCGTGGGTCTCTTGGCCGAAGAGATGGGCACCCGGACCGACCAATGCGCACCACGGACTTACTTCGAGATGAGAAGGATTCTTGCCGACGGCTCGGCCTGCCTTGACTGTGACCAGACGGGGCGCGGAGATGAGTGCGTCAAGTGCAAGGGCACAGGACGCCGTGGTGGTGGACGCTGCCGCGCTCCACGGTGCTACGGCGGGGCCAGCTTCTGCGCGAAGTGCGGCGGCAAAGGGTTCACCGTCATTCCAAAGGAGACGAAGGCGTGAGCCGCGGGCAGCTCGCCAGGACGCGCGAGAACTTCCCCCGGATGAACGACCGTGCTGGCCGCCGGCGAGCGCGGCGTCGTGTGCGGCGTGAGGTGGCTGATTTGGTGGCTGGTGCGCAGGCGGTGCAGAGCGTGTGGGCGGCGCTTGGGGAGACGGCGATGGCGTTCGTTGATGCGGTTGCTGATGGTGTCCGGGCGTTCGCCGATTCGTTTGTTCGGCGGCAATCTCATGCTCGCGGCGGTCGGTTCGACTACATCCTCGTGGATGAGGTGGGGGGAGGTGATGAGGGGTGAGTGAGATGGATCTGCATGAGAAGCAGGACGTGCCGGAGCGGTGCGGGAGTTGCAACCGAGTGATTGATCCGCATTCGGCCGAGTGCGGGTGCAGTTGATGATGATGAGAGGAGCTGCGCGTGTTTTTTCAGATCGATGATCAGCTCCAGGTGAACCCGAAGGCCCAGAAGATGGCCCGGATGGCTCTGCGTGATGATCCGATGGGTCTGGCCGCGATGGGTCTGTGGACGATGGCGGGGTCGTTGGTCCAGGCGAAGGGCACGGACGGTGTCACGCAGTTCGAGGACTTGGTTTCCATTACGCTGAACGCCGGCATGACTCAGAAGCTCGCGGACCTCTTGGTCGGCGTCGGGCTCTGGCATGCGGCAGGCCATGGTTGTGAGAGGTGCCCGGCGGTTGAGCCGGAGGCGTATCTCTACCATGACTGGTTCGCGTTGGGTTACACCAAGGCCTCGGCCGCGAAGATCAAGACGCTGAAGGCCAAGGAGCTGAAGGATCCGGCGATTGTGGCCGCGGTCTGGGCGCGTGACTGCATTGATGACCCCTCGATCGCGATGGTTGGTCTCTGCCGTTATTGCGCGAAGACGGTGCGCCGTAAGGACACCAGGTCGCAGGACGACCGCCCCCACCTGGACCACGTGGATCCGTTCAAGGCCGTTGGCGTCCGGAACATCGTGCTGGCGTGTGCTGCGTGTAACCGTGCGAAGGCACAGAAACTCCCTGAGCAGGCCGGTATGGCCCTGCGCCCGGCCCCGCAGCGTGGGGGCCGCATCGTTGAGCCCGGGACTGTCCCGGCCCCTTCTGGGGCCGTTGAGACGCCTGTGGAGCCGGTGCAGGCCCGCGTCGCGGCGGCTGAGGAACGGACCAGCCCGGAGACCACGCACGGGACCAGGCCTGGTACCAGCGGTGGACCAGGCCTGGTCCAGGGGGTCGAAGGTGTCCTCGGGCGCGCGCGCGGGGGTACGCGCCCGGGTGGGGCAGGGCAGGGTGGGGTAACTACTGGGTTAAGTAACCAGGGTTCAGACGGGGTTAGCGCCTCTGATACCCAGCCACCTACCAAGGCCCGGAGAAGACGCCGAGGGAAGAGAAAGCCCAGCACCACCGGTACCTCAAGCAATGCCAGCACTCCGGCAGTAGACCCACATGATGCTGGTCCTGCCCCGGAGGTTGAGGTTGCTGGCCGGTTCGGGTCGCCGTGGCATGGCTGGACGGGTAAGCCGTCCGAGGTCACGGAGACCACCTGTTTCGATCACAACGAAGAGATGCCGTGCTGGAAGTGCGGACGAGAAGCGGAGGGCCAGTGAGCAAGATCAACCCAGGCGGCCTGTGCGCGAACCACGTGCACAGCGAACCGATGATGGCGGAGCCGGGCACGTGGCTGTGCGGATGGTGCACTGACACCCTGCGGACACGATGCCAGAACCTCGCTACCGCATGGCCCGTCCTCGAGGCGGCACTCCACCCGGCGGCCGGTCCGCAGGAGGCCGGATCCCGTGCGACCCGGACCGCGGCCCCGCTGCCGTTGAATGCCGACGTCGTGGACATCATGACACTGGCCCAGGACAAGGTGCGACCCATCACGGCCGAGATCGTGGAGCTGCGTCTGGCCGAGGAGTTCGCGAAGCCTGAGAAGGAACGGCGGACGTCGGGGCTGCGCATCGGTGACGAGTCCACCCCGGGGCGGTTGGAGTGGCTGGCCGCGTGGCAGCTGTCCTGGGTGGTGTCGTGGCGGGATGAGTCGCTGGTGCTGGGCATCTGGGATGACGTGGCCGAGCTGTGGCGTCTGGCGAAGCCGTACACGGACGGCGCCACCGTGGTGCTCATCCCGGTCGGGTGGCAGTGCGTTGAGCATGTGCTCACCGAGGGCAGGTTGGTCCGGTGCCCGGGCAAGCTCATGCGGGCTGTCCACACCATGGCGGGCCAGGACACGGACGTCCGGTGCAGCGCGGAGAAGTCCCACCGTTGGCCGGCCATCGAGTGGCTCCGGCTCCTGGACCGTGCCCGAGCCCTTGGGGCCAAGGCCGCGCGGGCGCGTGAAGCGGGCCGGTCAAGAGCAGCAGGGGAGGGGGTGAGAGTGGATGACGTGGTTGACGGCGGCCGAGGTGATGAAGCTGACGGGCTGGTCGCGGCAGACGGTGTCGAACAGGGCCAGCCTGGACCGGTGGAAGTCGAAGGGGACCCGGCCCCAGCAGTGGGCGAAGGCGGATGTGGTGGCGTCGTACCGCCACGCCAAGAGCCGAGCGCAGCGGACGATCCTAGCGAAGGCCAGACGCTCGTGGTAAGTTAGCTGCTGATGGTGGTGTTCTGCACCCAAAGGAAGGCCCGGCCCGTTTGGACCGGGCCTTTCCTGTGCCCACCGGACACCGGGAGGTGAGACCGATGTGAGCCGAGATCAAGGACTGACCAGCCCGCCGTGGTCTGGTCGCCGCAGGGTCAGGGCGCTGGAGCAGGTCAAGGCCGAGGGCAGACGCCGCGGATCGCCATGTGTGATCTGCGGCCAGCCGATCGACTATGACTTGGTCTATCCGCACCCGTACTCGTGCAGCGTCCAACACCTGCGAGCACAGTCCAAGTACCCGGCCCTTCGGTGGGATCCCGCGAACTGGGCTCCCGCTCACCTCGAATGCAACCAGTCGGCGGGCGTCGGTACGCCCGAGGACATCGGGGTGGTGTCCAACGACTGGTGAAGGGGAAGACGTGGGCGGGGGCCCGGAAAAATCCACGCCCCCGTCCGCGGGACAGTCCCCGGGCACCCCGTCCTCTCCCCCCGGGAGAATCTGGCCGATGACGTGGGATTTCGTTGAAAATGGCGGCGAAAACGGACCCGCCTGATGGGCGGTGAACCATGCACGACCGCCCGGCCCTCCGACTCATCGCCTCCGAGGGCACGATCCGCGGCACAGCCCGCGAAACCGGCATCTCCAGGAACGCGATCCGCCGCGCACGCGACCCGGACGCCCGGGACCACTACCACCGCGCCTCCGCCGCGGAAGCCGCCGAGGCCGCGATCGCCGACGTCCTCGCCGACTACCCGGCCATGACCGTTTCCGACATCGCCGTGATGATCGACTGGCAGCACTCCCGCCGCCACCTCTCCGACATCGTCGCCCGGCTCCGGCCCGCCGTCATCGCAGACCGCGTGCACGTCGGACTGCTCTCAATCAGCGACATCGCCACCGGAGAGCTCACACTCGGCACCGTGGAGTGCAACGAACTCAACGCCCCGGAGGTGCGCTGTGACGAGCAAGTACGAGGAACCGGAACCGAACTGGGACGACGTCGTGAACGCGTTCGCAGCCCAGGCTGACATCGAACTCATGGACTGGCAGCGCGACATCCTGACGGCCGCGCTCGCCGGTGGCAGAGCGGAGGTGGCACTGTGTCGAGCAACGAAGGCTCCGGAGTCGAGCCGCCCGAAGGGGTTCCGGATGACGTTGCTGTTGTGTGGCGGGAGATCGTCGCCGCCAATGACCTTGCCGGCCGGGTAGACCGCGCGGCCCTTGAAACGTTCGCCACCCTGATCGCCCGGATGAGGGCAGCACGTCAGCGAGTAGACGCCGAGGGCATGGTCGTCAAGGACGGGCGCGGACGCGCCGTCCCTCACCCGGCCCTGCTGATCGAGCGCCAGTGCGCGGACGCCGTGCGCCAGTGGGGCGACCGCTTCGCGCCACTGGTGAAGCCGCGCCGCCGCAGCGGATACGTCGCCGACGCCACGGCCGTGGCGATCGCCAACGCCCCGCACCTGACGGCTAAGAAGTACGCCGGAGCGGTGGCCGTGTTGAAGACGCTGGCATGGATGATCGATGAGGCGCAGCGGGAGTCCATGGACGCTCTGCAGAAGGCCATGACATCCACCGTCCCGGTCTACCTGAACGCGTGTCGCGATCTGCAGCTGACCCCGGCGTCGATCCCGGCGCCGAAGGCCCGGCCCGGCGCGACCGAAGAGAAGACCGGAACCGGCAAGGCCGGGAAGGTCGTAGACATGCAGGAGCGGGCTCGTGCCGGTCGCGCAGGCTAAGCGGCCGCCGAAGGCCAAGGAGCCGTTCTTCGGCTACGAGGTGCCCCGCATCTACACGCCCCCGCTTCGCCCTGTGGAGCCCCGGACGCCGGTCACGGAGAAGCACACGCTCGGGTATCAGGTGATCGATTTCGCCACCGACATTCTCGAGGTCAACCTCTACCCGTGGCAGCGGTGGCTCCTGGTCCACATGCTCGAACTGACCGAGGACGGCTCGCTCCGGTTCCAAGTCGTCGTCGTGCTCGTCGCACGTCAGAACGGCAAGTCCATGCTGTCCCAGGTGCTCGCGCTGTGGTTCATGATGATGAAGGGCTGGGAGACAGTTCTGGGCACCGCCCAGGATCTCGAAACGGCCGAGGACATATGGCAGGGCGCCGTTGACATCATCGAGGACGACGAAGAGCTCAACACCTTCCTGAAACGGGTTGTCCGGGTCAACGGCAAGAAGGCCCTCGAACTCACCAACGGCACCAAGTACAAGGTCAAGGCCGCCAACCGCAAGGCCGGCCGCGGCCTTCACGGCAACCTCATCATGCTCGATGAGCTGCGCGAGCAGCAGAACTGGGACGCGTGGGGCGCGATCACCAAGACCACCCGTGCGCAGCTCGAGAAGCTGATCTTCTGCCTGTCCAACGCCGGCGATGCCACCTCAGTGGTGCTGCACTACCTGCGCCGCATGGCCCATGAGGCGATCGGCGACCCGGATGGCATCTGCCAAGGGCTGGGGGAGGCCGGGCCGAGCGCGCTGGATATCGCCGAGCTTGAGGACCGCGACGTCGAGGAGATCGATGAGGACGACTTCGAGGAGTATGAACAGGATCCGGAGACCCTGGCGATCTTCGAGTGGTCGGCCGCACCGCACCGTGACAAGCGGGACCGGGAGGGCTGGAAGCAGTCGAACCCGTCCGCGGGGTGGAATCCGGCGCTCACCGAGCGTCAGATCGCCTCGGAGTGCAAGACGGACCCCGAATGGGTGTTCCGTATCGAGGTGCTCTGTCAGTGGTCCGAGAGCGGCGCGAACGGCCCGTTCCCGCCGGGCGCGTGGGAGAAGGGCAAGAACGAACTCATCGAGGACGAGGACGGCACCAAGCGTGTCGCCGAGTCGGACAGGATCGTCGGCCCGGTCTACGCAGGGCTGCACCAGTCCATCGACCGGGCAATCACCTACGTAGCGTTCGCCGGCCTCCGGGTCGATGGGCAACGTCAGGTGGAGATCGTGGCGATGCGCCGCGGCTCCGCGTGGGTGAAGGACTGGCTCATGGACCCGGACCGGCACGGCCGGATCCTCGCTGTGACCGGCCAGGCGAAGGGCGCCCCGGTGTCACCACTAATCGGGGACCTTTCCAAAGACCGGGAATTCCACATCCCGGTGAAGGAGTGGTCGGGCACGGAGCTGACGACGGCGTGGGCGGACGTCCTGGACGCCGTCCGCGACACCACGGTCCGGCACAACGTCCAGCCAGTCCTCGACATAGCGGCGGCCAACGCCGTGGAGAAGGTGTTCTCCGGCGGCGCGAAGCTGCCGGACCAGAAGGCCTCCCCGGTGGAGATCGCCGCTCTGCTGGCGTTCACGGCCGCGTTGTGGCTTCTGGGTCACCCGGCCCCGCCACCGCCGCCTCCACCTCCGCCGCCGCAGGCGCTGGAGCCTGACAGCGACACCTCCGGGTATGGGCTGGTGTCCGCGACAGAGAACATCCAGAGCGTGGGGTTCTGAACTGAGAACGAGGGAGGGTGATGACTGAGAACGCTGTCCCGATGGGGGAGAAGGGTTACCAGTCCGAGAGCGGGCCGTGGGGTCTAGTTGACGAGCTCGAGAAAACACCGGAGCTGCAATGGCCCCGGAACATCGAGATCTACGACTCGATGCGCCGCCAGGACGCGCAGGTCATCTCGGTACTTCGAGCGGTGACGCTGCCGATCCGGCGTACCACGTGGCGCGTGGACCCGGCCGGGTGCAGCCCGGAGGTCGCTCAGCTGGTCGCCGAGGATCTGGGCCTGCCGATCCTCGGCCAGGATGCCGCGAAGCCGGTCCGGACCCGTGGCCGGTTCTCTTGGGCGGAGCATCTGCGGATGGCGCTGCTCATGCTGACCTTCGGGCACAGCTACTTCGAGCAGGTCTACCAGATCGATGACGCCGGGCTCGCCCGCCTCCGGAAGCTGGCATGGCGACCGCCCCGCACGATCAGCAAGATCGACGTGGCATCCGATGGCGGCCTGGTCGCGATCGAGCAGGACGCCATCGGCGGCCAGAAGGCCCCGCGGATCCCGGTCGACCGGCTGGTCGCTTACGTGGCGGACCGGGAGGGCGGGAACTGGCTGGGTCAGTCACTGCTCCGTCCGGCCTATAAGTTCTGGCTGCTGAAAGACCGGCTCCTGCGGGTGCAGGCGCAGACCGTCGACCGGAACGGCATGGGCGTCCCGGTGTACACCGCGTCCGAGCTGCCAGACGGAATCGGCAATGCCGAGGCCGCGGAGCGCCGCCAGAAGGCAGAGATCGAGGCCGGACTCAAGATCGCCCGCGGTTTCCGCTCCGGCGACGCCGCGGGCGCGGCCCTGCCGAACGGGGCGTCCATCGAACTGGTGGGCGTGAAGGGTGAGCTGCCGAACGCGGACGAACCCATCCGGTACTACGACGAGCAGATCGCTCGCGCCGTCCTCGCGCACTTCCTGAACCTCGGCACCGAGACAGGCTCTTGGGCGCTGGGCTCGACCTTCGCGGACTTCTTCACGATGTCACTGCAGACCGTTGGCAAGGACATCGCGGACACGGCCACCCAGCACATCGTGGAAGACATGGTCGATCTGAACTTCGGCCCGGACGAACCAGCACCACGGATCGTCTTTGACGAGATCGGCGGCCGGCACCCGGCCACCGCGGAGTCCATCCGGGCTCTGGTGGAATGCGGTGCCCTGGTCGCTGACGACGAGCTGGAAAAGTACCTGCGCCAGACGTACGGGCTCCCGTCCCCAGATGCAGGGTCAGCGCGTGAGAAACCATCCCAGGCTCCGGCCGGGGGAGACAACCAGCAGAGAGGAGGCGGCAATGGCACGAACCCGGCACAGCATCAACGCTGAGCAGCCCGACCGCTCCAAGCGGTGGTTCCGCATGGAAGCCGACACCGCCCAGGACAGCGCCGACGTCTACATCTACGACTCGATCGGCGGCTGGTTCGGCGTGGCGGCGGCCGCCTTCGTCCGGGAGATAAATGCCCTCGACGTGGGAACGATCAACCTCTACGTCAACAGCCCCGGCGGCGACGTCTACGACGGCGTCGCCATCATGAACGCCCTGTCCCGGCACAAGGCCAAGGTCATCGCCACGGTCGACGGCCTCGCCGCCAGCGCAGCGTCGTACATCATCCAGGCCGCCGATGAGATCGTCATGGGACACGGCGCCGAGCTCATGATCCACGACGCCTGGTCCATCGCCATGGGCGACGCTGCGACCCTCCGTGAAGTCGCCGACGACCTCGACCGCATCTCTAACACCATCGCCGACGTCTACGCCCGCCGCGCGGGCGGAGACATCGAGACATGGCGCGAGGCGATGCTCGCCGAGACCTGGTACTCGGCCGAGGAAGCCGTCACCGCCGGTCTCGCGGACCGCGTCGCCGAGCTCCCCAAGCGCGGCGGCCAGGCCGACGCCGGAAACCACTTCGACCTCAAGGTCTTCGCCCACGCCGGCCGCGCCGCGGCACCGGCCCCCTACATCCCGCCGGGCGCTCACCGCCGCGGTGGCCTGGACCTCGCCACCGGCGGGGCGGCCCAGGACGCCCCCGCTGAGGCACAGCAGGCCGCAGCACCTACCCAGAAGGAAGGAGCCCCCGACATGGCGTCGGAAGCTTTCATGAAGTCGCTCCGCGAAAAGCTCGGAATTCCGGCCGCCGCGGAGCTCAACGAGGACGAACTCCTCGAAGCCGTCGATGAGGCGCTCGCCGAAGTCGAGGAAGACGAGGACGGCACGGCTGAGGTCACGCCGGCCGCAGCCTCCGCCGCACCGGGCACGGTGGTCGTGGACGAGGACAGCTACCGCGAACTGCAGGCGGCTGCTCAAGAGGGCCGCGCGGCGCGCCAGGAGCAGCTCGCCAGCCGCCGTGTAGCGGTCGTGGACAAGGCGGTACGTACCGGCCGCATTGCCCCGGCCCGGAAGGACCACTGGCTGAACGCCATCGAGGTAGATCCGGGCGCGGAGGAAGTCCTGAACAGCCTCGCCCCCGGCCTCGTGGTTCCGATGGACCCCGCGGGCTACACCGGCGGCGTGAACGAGGCCACCGACGACTCCACCTACGACCGCATCTTCCCCAAGACGAAGGAGGCCTGACATGGGCCAGTACCTGCCCAAGCACCGTCCGGGTGACACGCTCACCTTCGCCGCCGCGGCCGCCATCACCGGCGGTCACCCCGTCGAGATCGGCGCAACCGATCACGCCGTCATCCCGGCGGCCGCTGGGTCGGCCAAGGTGGTCGGCGTCGCCGGCCACGATGCCGGTGTCGGCGATCTCGTCACTGTCGAGGTCGGCAAGCCGGTCCACATCCTGACCGCTTCCGGGGCTATCACCCGCGGAACGAAGGTCGAAGCAGCGGGTTCCGGAAAGGTCCGGACCCTGTCCGCGGGCACCGCCCTCGGCCTTGCCCTGACGACGGCCGCCGACAGCGGCAGCGTCGAAGTTCTCTGGTTCTGAGAAAGGAGACCCAGTGCACACCTACCCGTACACGCCCAGCCAGCAGGCAAACGCCTCGGCGCTGGAACTGATGGCGTTCCTCAAGAACCCGACGCTGCTGGCACGCCGTCTGGGGGAAATCCTCTCGGCACAGCAGTTCATCGGAAACTTCCTGCTCTCGGGCCGCTACCCGGTCCAGGGCGGCGCGATCGCCGTCCCGAGCAACGAAAAGATCCGCACCGAACGCGGCGCGGAGACCGTGGCCCCCGGCGCGGAGTACAAGCTCACTCCGCTGTCGCAGGAGCAGTACACCCTCTACACCGCCACCAAGGAAGGCATCGCCACCGAGGTGGTTGACGAGGAAGTCACGCGCTCCCTCCGCCAGCCCATCGATGACGCGATGCTGCTCCTGCAGACGGAGCTCGTGTTCGACGCGAACGACCGCGCGCTCGGCGTCATCCAGTCCTCTGTGACGCAGTCCATCCCCGCCGGCGCCGCATGGACGACCGGCAAGGAGATCCTCCGCGGAGCACTCCGTGCCCAGGCCGCGGTGCGGAAGCTGAAGCTCGGCTACAGCCTCGACACGGTCGTGCTGAGCGCAGATGCCTACGCCGAGGTGCTGCCCGAGCTGCTCGACATCCTTCCGGACAACGACAACACCGCTCTCACGGGTGCCTTCCCGACCGTGAGCGGCCTGACGTGGGTTCCGGCCGACGGCGACGAATTCGCCAACCCGATCTTCGTAGACCGCCGCCGTCTGGGCGGCATCGCCCGCGAAGACATCGTGTCCCCGGAGTACAAGCCGGTTGGCAGCGACACCGGCGTCGAGATTGCGAGCTTCCGTGAGAAGTCCGACAAGACGCGCCTGCAGGCACGCAACCCGCACGTGCCGATCGTCACCAACCCGCTTGCCGGGATCGTCGTCACCGGAACGGGGCTCTGATCATGGCTGAGAACACCAGCTACACGGCCGCCGCGGCCTACGTGAAGGTCGAGATCGGCCCCGCCGATGGAAACCGCGTCGCCCGGATCATCCGGCGCGGGCACCCGATTCCCGACGGCGTGGACCCGGCCAAGCTCAGCGAGCTTGAAGACCTCGGTCTGATCGAGCTGGTCACCGCCGTCCCGGAATCCGACCCGGAGGCCGAGGCTGCCGCAGCTGCCGCAGCTGCGGCGACGGCGGAGGCTGACGAGAAGGCCAAGGCCGAAGCTGCCGCGAAGGCGGAGGCCGAGGCGAAGGCCAAGGCAGACGCGGCAGCGAAGACGGCGGCCGCGAAGGCCCCGGCCAAGTAAGAGAGAGGGGCTGCCATGACGGATACGGATTCTCTGGCTGACGTTGCCCGGGTGACGAAGGCGTGGCGGCCCCTCAACTCGGCAGAGATTGAGCGCGCGGAGTACTACCTCGCAGCGGTCTCACGCCTGATCCGGCGCCGATACCGAGATGTCGATCAACGCATCGCGGCCGGCGACCTGACCCGTGACGACGTCGCCGACGTCGTGGTCGAGCTCGTCCTCGACAAGCTCGGCGCCGGGACCACCCGCAACGCGCGGTCCATGTCCCAGACCACGGGCCCATTCGCGCATGCGATCACCCTCAAGGGTGACGGCAGCGACGGCGACTATGTGCTCCTGCCCTGGATGGTCGAGGTCTTCGAGGGCGTCGTCGCCGCGGCGCTGCCCGCCGGTTCCTTCCCACCCTCCGGCCGCTACGAGTCGCTGGGCATTTGGAAGGAAGAACGCTGGTGACAGCGTGGGGACTCTTCGAGGCCACTCTCGCCGTACAGCGGGAATCGCACGAGCGCGGCACCAAGGATGACTTCGGCAACGTCCAAGACCGGTACGGGCCGCCCGAGGACGTCATGGTGTACGCCTTCGACCAAGGCGGATCCGCGATGACTGCATGGTCGCAGGTTGTCCAGGACGCCACCCTGGAGCACCGGGTGATCTCCAAACCCACCCTGTACGCGCCCGCCGATGTGGCGCTCGCTGATCGGGATCGGATCACCGTGCCCGGTCTTGGAAATTTCGTTGTCGATGGGGAGCCCGCGCGGTGGTCCCATCCCCTGCCGGGTATGCCTTCGGGCGCGGTGGTGAAACTGAGGAGGGCCGATGGCTAAGAAGTCTGCGTTCAACCGCGGGTTCATCAAGCAGGTGCTCGTCAGCAAACCAGTTCGAGACCTTGTCATTGGCAAGGCTCAGGCAGTGGCTGAGGCTGCTGGTGGCGAGGAGATGGGCTATAAGGTCACCGATCTCGTGCTGGAAGATATGCGCTCGGCAGCGTCAGTGATGGCAACAGGTCACGCGGCAAACTCCAACCGGAAGCACCACTCCTTGATCCGGGCAATGGACGCAGCACGTGACTGACATCATCGTTTCCCCGGACCCAACCGTGAAGGCCCGGGCCTTCCTCATGCCGATATTCCCCCAGGCAGAGTTCGCACAGAAAGTGCCGGCCGAGATGCCGGAGCTGCTGGTGACGATCACTGACACCGGGGGAGCAGGGCGGCACGACGTCGTCATGGACGAGGTCCGGCTGACGTTCGACGTGTACGGGCCTACCAGCGGGGAAGCCTCGGAGCTGGCCCGTGACCTGTTCGGTGTGCTGTGGGCGTGGCCGGAACTGCACCAGGGCGTCTACCGGCGGCGCGGGTGGACGCGGCCCGCATGGCTGCCGGACGATGCGACGGGCTGCGCCCGATACGTACTCACGGCCACCTTCGACTTCCGGGGCTCCCCGAAGTCCATCTAGTCCGCCTCCCGGCGGTGTTTTCTCCTTCCTCAGAGCCGACGCAATCCTCTCTGAAAAGGAACTCATCATGGCAGTTGGAACCGCGGCCATCATCACGGGTGCGCCCGTGACCGCGACCGGCGGGGTGTGCTTCGCCGACAAGACCGTGCCCATGCCGACCGACGCGACGGCACCGCTGGATTCAGCGTTCGTCAAGGGCGGCTACGCCGGCGAAGACGGCGTGACCCGCACGACGGACGCCACCGACGAAAAGATCAAGGCGTGGGGCGGCGACGTCGTCAAAATCGTCCGCACGGAACACAGCATCATCTACAAGTTCTCCTTCATGGAATCGGCCAGCGCCGAGGTGCTCAAGCTCATCCACGGCGCGGCGAACGTCATCATCACGGGTCAGAAGATCCAGATCAATCAGACGGCGAAGCTGCCGCTGCGCAAGGCATTCGTCATCGACATGCGTGACGGCGACATGGCTATCCGAGAGCTGATCAAGGACGGCCAGATCACCACCAGCGGCGACGTGGTCTTCGTGCACAGCGACATCATCAAGTACGACGTCACCATCGAGTGCTTCCCGGACTCCAATGGCGTGAAGGCGGTCTCGTTCATCGACCAGCTCACCGCTGCGGCGCCGACGGTCACGGGAGCAACGCCCTCTGGCGCCGCGACCGGCTCGCAGGTGCTCATCAAGGGTGCCGGATTCACCGGCACCACGGGCGCCGCCGGGGTCAAGTTCGGTGCGACCAACGCCTCCACCTACACCGTGGTGGACGACACCACGATCGTGGCGACCCTCCCGTCCGGCTCCGCCGGAGCTGCGAACATCCTCGTCACCTCTCCCAACGGCGCGAGCAACGCTTTCGCCTACACCCGCGCCGCCTGACCGGCAGCGCCCCAATCCCCGGTGCCCGTGGTTTTTCCATGCGTCGGCTCGCCACGGGCACCGGTCCATCCCCTCTCTGAGCCACGCATCATTCCCACCAAGGAGCCGACATGCCTGTGTCCAAGAGGCGTAAGAACGCCCGCAAAGTCCCCAAGCGCTACCGCATGGTCACGTTCACGAACGAGCTGTTCGAGGACGAATTCACCCTCCCGGACATCGCCCAGATGCCCGGCGATGTCACTGCCCGCCTGATGGTCGGTGACCTCGAAGCGATGTACAGCTGGCTCGCCGAGCACGGCGCCGACGAGGACGCCGTCGCGGCGATTCGGAGCATGGACTCCGAAGAGACGCAGGCGTTCCAGAAGGACTGGGCGGCGGGGAACCTCGCTGACCTCCCAAAATCCAAGGACTGATCCAGCTTCACTCCCAGCACCGGGCCGCGTTCGAGGCAGTGCTCATCGAACGCGGCCTGCGCTGGCGTGACGCAGGATCACTCGACTTCACCTGGGATGACTGCTACGCGATCATCACCAGCCTGCCGCCGGACTCCGCGCTGCACCGCGCCGAGAACCCCAAGACGTGGCACTGGGCGGACCCGCATACGGACCTCCTGGCCACCCTCGTGGACCTTCTCGGCCAGTCGGTCGCCACGCAGGCTCAGCGGCCCAAGATCAAAACGTCCGAGCTGCCCAAGCGGATCCCCAGGCCATGGGAGATCGAGCAGCACGAGGAGAAGCTCCGGGCGAAGGCCATGCCCATCGATGAGCTGAACAAGCAACTGGGGTGGTGAAACTATGTCATCCGTCGCCGAGCTCATGGTCGGGTACGTCACAATCGCCGCCGAAGGCTCCCAGCTCGCCAAGGATCTCGGCAAGGCCTTCACGTCCGCCGAAGCCGGAGCGGCTAAGACGGGCCGCGCGATCGGCAAGGCCATCGTTGATGGAGCGAATCCTGGAATCGACCAGCTCCAGGAGAACGTGGTCCGCGCTGAGAAGCGCATGGAAGTGGAGACCACACGATCATCTACCAAAATCGAGAACTCCAAGCGCAAAGTTGAGATCGCCCAGGCGAAACTCAACGAGACGGTCGGGCGGTACGGTGAGAAGTCCTCCCAGGCCCTCACCGCCGTCGACCGCCTGTCCCTGGCCGAGCAGAAGCTGGAAGCCGAGACCATCGCCGCGGCAGCCGCCCAAGGCCGCCTGCAGACCGAGCTGGACCAGTCGAAGAAAGCCCTTGCCGAGGCACAGGCGGCGTCGCAGACGAGCGCCCGCAATTTCGCCTCCGGGTGGCGTGGTGTCGGCCAGCGAATCGCCGCCTACGCCACCGGAGGAGTGAAGCAGGCTGGGGACCGGGCCGCGGCCCAGGCCAGCGCCGAGGGCCACCGCACGGGCGGCCTGTTCAGCGAGGCATTCAAGACCGGTGTCGCCGCGCTCGCCGCGGGCGTCGGGGTGGCTGCGATCGGTCGCGGCATCTGGGACAGCATCCAGAACGCCGGCGATCTGGAGCAATCCAGTGGGGCAGTGGATTCGGTTTTCAAGAAGTCCGCAGGTCAGATCCATGCGTGGGCTGTCAGTGCCAAGACCGACGTGGGGGTCAGCCAGAACGCCTTCAACGAGCTCGCCTCGCTGATCGGCTCGCAGCTGAAGAACGCTGGGACGCCGATGGACCAGCTCGCGAAGAAGACCCGGGAACTGATCGGCACCGGCGCGGACCTCAGCTCGATGTTCGGTGGCACAACGAAGGAAGCCCTGGAAGCGGTTTCCGCGGCGTTCCGTGGCGAAATGGATCCGATCGAGCGGTACGGCATCTCGCTGAACCAGGCGACGTTGGAAGCAACAGCGCTCTCCGCTGGGCTGCTCAAGCCGGTCCAGGACTCGGTGAAGGTGGAAGCGGCGGTCGGGCGGCTTGAGCTGGCGCAGCGTAAGTACAACGCGGCCGTGCGGAAGAGCGGCACCGACAGTGACCAGGCGTTGGCCGCGAAGAATTCGTTGGCCTCCGCGGAAGCGGCGTACAAGAAGGCCACTGCCGGGTCTATCCCGGAACTGGATTCCCAGACCAAGGCCATGGCGGTGCAGTTGGCGATCGCCAAGCAGTCTGCCGATGCTAAGGGCAACTTCGCTCGTGAGGAAGACACGTTCTCTCACAAGCAGCAGGTCGCCGCCGCGAGTTGGGAAGACGTGTCCGTGAAAATCGGGCAGCGCTTCCTCCCGGTCGCAACGGCAGCCATGGACTTCATCGGGTCCAAGGCGATCCCTGCGGTCGACGGCTTTGTCTACGGACTCACGCAGGTGGGGCAGTGGGTGCAGCAGAACACCACATGGCTCGGCCCGTTGTCGGTTGCGGTCGGGGTATTCGCTACTGCTCTCGCCGCGCTGTCGATCATCAACTCGGTCCGGGCATGGTGGGCGGCACTGTCGGTCACGTTCAACATGAGCGGCATTGGCCTGGTGATCACCGCGGTCGCCGCCTTGGTCGCGGGTCTGGTCTGGTTCTTCACTCAGACAGACTTGGGCAAGCAGATCGTGGCGAATGCCTGGGCGTGGATCCAGGGCGCGATTGCAAATGTGGTTTCGTGGTGGAACGGCACCCTGATCCCGGCCCTACAGGCCGTGGGCCGGTGGTTCTCGGACGTCTGGTCCGGGGCGGTCTCTGTGGTCCAGTCTGCGGCTACCTGGATCGGCCGGGCCGCGCAGGATATCGGCCAGTGGTTCTCGACGTACGTGGTGCAACCGCTGACCGCCGGGGCGCAAGCCGTGGGCGCCGCGGTGATGTGGCTGTCGACCACGATCTTCCGGCCGGTCTTCGGTTTCATCGGGGATCTGCTGCGGGTCTGGTGGCAGCTGGTGTCGGGCATCTTCCTGCTGGTCGGCGCGTTCATTCAGCAGTACGTCGCCCCGGCCATTTCAGCGTTGTGGACGATGTACGTTCAGCCCATTTTCGGCTCCATTGGGTCGTTCATCGTCAGTGTCTGGACCGACTGGCTCAGGCCTGCGTTGGACGCGATGGTGTGGTTCTTCACCAAGGCGATCCCGGACGCCGCGAACTGGCTCTACACCTCGGCGATCCAGCCGGCCTTCACCGGCATCGGATCGTTCGTCTCGGGTGTCTGGACGGGGATGCTCAGGCCTGCGTTGGACGCGATGGTGTGGTTCTTCACCAAGACGATCCCGGACGCCGCGAACTGGCTCTACACCTCGGCGATCCAGCCGATCTTCACCGGCATCGGAAACGCGGTGCGGTGGGTATGGATGTCGCTGATCAAGCCGCAGTTCGACGCCTGGGTGAACTTCTTCACCCGGGTGCTCCCGGATGCCTTCCGCTGGTTCAAGTCGAGCATCGTGGACCCGATTTGGAACGGGATCAGTACGACCATCTCCTCGGTGTGGAGCAACGGCATCCGGCCGGTGTTCGACATCCTGGGCTCGTTCGTCCGGGACAAGGTCGCGCCGGCCTTCAAGACCGGCGTCGACGCGGTGAAGAGGGCCTGGGACGGATTGATCGAGGTCGCGAAGGCCCCGGTCCGGTTCGTGGTCAACACGGTCATCAACGACGGTCTCATCGGCGCGTTCAACTCGGTGGCCGGCTGGCTGAAGATGGACAACCTCAAGATCCAGCGCGTGGCGCTCCCGCAAGGGTTCGCCACGGGTGGGTGGACCGGCCCAGGCAGCAAGTTCCAGCCCGCGGGCGTGGTCCACGCTGACGAGTTCGTCTTCACCAAGGAGCAGACCCGCGCCGCGGGCGTCGGGAACCTCTACGCGCTCGCGGCGACCCTCGATCGGGGGTATGCCAAGGGCGGGTATGTGGACCCGGTGCGCGGCGGGATCCACCTGACGCAGGGGTTCCACCCGGGGCACAACGGCATCGACATCGCGGCGGCCACCGGAACGCCGGTGTACGCGGTGATGACGGGCCGGGTGAACTGGGCGGGCCCGGGCGTGCAGCTCCCGGGCATCTGGGGTGGCAACGAAATCCACATCAATGACGGGGCCGTGGAGGCCCAGTACGCGCACCTTTCGCAGATCGGTGTGCAGCTGGGCCAGATGGTCCGGGCAGGCCAGCAGATCGGCCTTTCCGGTGCCACGGGCATCGTGTCCGGTCCGCACCTGCACCTGGGCATGTTCAACGGGGGATGGCCGAACGCCTTCAACCCGATGAGCGTGTTCAGTGGCAAGCAGGCCGACGGCGGGGCGTTCAACCCCATCGCGGCGATCGTGGACGGTCTGGCCGGGAAGGTCAAGGAAGCGTTCCCCGCCGGCGGGTTCTTCGTGGACCTCGTCGCGGGCTTCGCGAAGAAGACCCTCAAGGACGTCTCCGACGCCGTCGGCAAGATGATCATGGGCAACAGCGACGGCGCGGCCGCGGGCAAGCTCTACGACACGGGCGGCTGGCTCATGCCGGGCACCCAGCTCGTGACCAACGCGACCGGCCGCCCCGAACCGGTGTTCACCGGCCAGCAGTGGGACAACCTGCAGCGGATCATCACCACGGCGGAATCCGGGCAGGCCCCGGCCGGCATCGGCAGCGGCGTGCACATCGGAAAGATCGAACTTCCCGAACGCGCCACCGTCGATGACCTCGTGGACCTCCTGGACTTCGAGATCCGCCGCGCCAACGCATAGGAAAGGAGCAACCCCACATGCTCTTCCGCCTCGGCGGCGTGGAGTTCGGCAGCAACAGCGGCCCCCTGATCGTGACCAAATTCGGTCCGGGGGCCGCTGAGGTCCGCAGCTCCGACAGCCCACGCACCTTCCGCAACGGATCCCGCACCGGCCGCGACCGCCGCGGATCCCGGACATGGGCCTTCGACATCTCCACCAACTGCGACGACGTCGCCAGCGCGCTCGACGCCGAGGCCCGCCTCTCAGGTGAGTGGGAGAACCCCGCCTACCAGCTACCCGGCGCTACGGTCCCGCTCTCCTACTACATCGAAGGCTCGAACCGCTGGCGCCGCGTCTACGGACGCCCCGACAGCTACGCGGGCTTCGACGGCGGCATCGCCGCCATGCAAGGTGCCGCTTCGATCACCTGTAACTTTCGAGTCACCGAGCCCGGCCACTACGACGAGCTCGAGCAATCCGTGCCCCTCAGCATCGTGCCCGCCACCACCGGAGGTTTCATGGCACCGATCGTCGCACCGATATCGACCCTCACCTCCGGAACACCGCGCTCCGGCCTCCTCCGCAACGCCGGCAACGCCGAGACCCCGGTAACGATCCGGTTCGTCGGCCCCATCGGATGGCCACTCATCAAGTCCTCGACCGGATGGGAAATCGGGCTGTCCACCGTCCTCGCCTACGACGACGTCGTCGTCGTGGACCCCATCACCCAGACGGTCATGAAAAACGGCGTCCCAGCTCCCGGGCTCCTGTCCCAGCGCTCGCGGATCACGCAAGCCTTCCTGCAGCCCGGGACCACTGAGGTGACGTTCACGGGCACTGACCCGACAGGGACCGCCGTAGCAGTTATTTCTTGGCGCAATGCCTACACATCGATTTGAGGGAGGCCACATGGAAAAGGTCATTGTCTTCGCGACGTCCCAGCAGGACGCCGCCGAGTATATGGGGACGATCGGGCTGGACTTCGAGAGCACGGTCTGGGTGATGAACGTGCAGCTGCTTGGCACCGGCGACTATAGCGACCACGCCGTCCGGTACACCGACACGTTCCGGAAGATGCCGGCCTACGGAGAAGCTGTCGAGCGGTTCGGAGAGGGGGCACCCGATGGCGTTTGATCGCGTCCCGTGGATGGTGGGCCCCGGCGTCCTGACTTCGGTGGAGGTGGCCCGGGCGCTGGCCTACACTGCGACCAACGGCGCCGAGGGTATCGCCGCCGTCGGTGACTTAAAGGTGGTTGCTCAGTCGGTCCCGAACGGGACGGCCAGGGTGATGCCGGGTGGCGGGCTGCTGCTGAACCGCTACTCGCAGTCGGCGGGGCAGACGTACGTGCTCCGCTGCGCTGAGGCGACCGACGTGCCGATCGATCCGACCGGTTCCAGCGGTCCGCGGACGGATCTGGTGATCGCTCGGATCTTGGACCCTCAGTATGAGGGCCCGGAACCTACGAATCCCAACGACTTCGACTATGCCTTCCCCTCCGTGATCAAGGGTGTCTCGTCCACTGCGACGGTCAAGAGCCTGGGGCTGGGGTATCCGGCGATTGATTTGGCGCGGGTGGCCCTGCCGGCGAACACTGCGGCGGTGACCTCGGCGATGATCACGGACCTCCGCCGTGTGGCTCAGCCGCGACGGGAGCGGGCTATGGTCACGATCTTCCCGACCAGTCCTCAGAATATGCCCACGGCGGGGTATTCGACGTGGCCGATCCCGCTGGAACAGCGGCCGTCCGTGTACGTGCCGACGTGGGCTACGCGGGTTGACATCGTCGCCCACGTGTCCGGCCTGAAGTACACGAAGGGTGCCAGCGCGACCGACACGGTCGCGGGCGTCCGGACCGGGTTTGGGTCCAGCGCTCCGGGCGAGAACGGGATCCTGATCGCCGATGCCGAGGACACCGGCGGCCGGTATGCAGCCACGTGGATCGGAACCCACGCCATCAGCGCCGCGATGCGCGGGACGAACCAGATCATCAACCTGCAGGCCGTCCGTTCGGCGGGTGTGGGGACATGGACCGCGGATTACCAGACGGCGGTGGTCATCGACTGGGAGTTCTCCGAAGGAGCACAGTAGGGGGTGGCCCATGGTTGACGTTGTCGCTGCTGGAAAGGCCGGTGTCTATGGCACCCCCGATCCGGCAACGTCCGCCCCCGGCGGCTCGCTCGCGCCGGCCCCGCCCACGGCGCCCGGGTGGCGGTTCCAGATCCTCGAGGCCGTCGGCCGCGAGTCGGTCGACCGCGACGTGGACCTGGATGGAGCCGAGGTGACCACCGCCGTCAACGGGGCATCGGTCATTCGCGGCCGACTCCCCGTGCAAAACACCACGGCCGCCCAGCTCGAGGAGTGGGGTCACCTGATCGTGGCCGAGTACGGCGAAGCCGACCCGATCGTCGCCATCGTCACGGACCTCAGCGACAGCGACGACGGCCAGTGGCTCAACATCATGGCCGTGGGGTTCTCCGAATACCCGAACGGGCAGCCCTGGGTAGACCTCCCTTACTCGGGCACTGGCGTCGACCCTCTCGACATCGTGCGCCTGATCTGGTCCAAGCTGCAGAACAAGCCGTCCGGGAACCTCGGGGTGAGCGTGGATGCGACGAAGTCGCCAATCCGGCTCGGCACCCCGGAAGCCTACGCCCGCACTGCGGCCAAGACCGGAGTGACCCAGGCGACCGGGAGAGCGAACGTGGCCAAGGCCGCGGCTGTCGCTGCGGCAAAGGCGCAGGAGACGGCCAGGGTAGCCGTCATGACCGCCTGCGGGAGGACCAAGGCGGGTCTGCTCATTTACCAGGACTCCGCGCCGGGCGGTGACCGGCGCTCGCCGAAGCATGTCTGGATCGACAAGAACGCCGGCAACAAGGGCTACGTCTGGAGCGGCAAGAAGTGGGTGGCTCAGACGACGTCGACCGCGGCCGTGGTTGCTTCTCGGGTGGCTACTTGGCTCGCGTCGCAGGCGACGACGAAGTCCACGAAGGCGGCGGTGACGGCTCGGAACAAGGAGCTGTCGGCGGCGAAGAAGAAGCTGTCCGAGGTTCGGGGCGGTGAGGCGGATCCGTGGACGATGTCGTGGTGGGAAACCCTGGACGTCGGTCAGGTGATCGCTGAGCTTGCCCGTGACACACCGTTCGAGTGGCGGGAGAGTTCCTCGTGGGTCGGCGGGGCCCTGACTCATCGCCTCGAGATCGGGTATCCGGCGCTCGGGGCCCGTCGTACGGACATCCGGTTCGAGGTCGGCGTGAACGTCGTGTCACCGCCGCCACTGGAAGAGGGCCCCTACGCTTCGGAGGTGACCGTCCTCGGCGCTGGCGAGGGCCGGGCCATGCGGCGCGGGATGACCTCGGGGAACCCCGGGCGTCTCCGCCGCGCCGTCGTAGTCCAGCGCAAGGACATCCGGTCCAACGACGCCGCCAGCGCCGCGGCCCGGCGAGAGCTGGCCGCCCGCACTGGGCCGCAGGTCCCGGACACCTTGGAAGTCATCGACCATACCTTCGCCGGATACGGCAGCTACCGGCCCGGTGACCGGGTCTACCTGACGGGGGACGCCGGGTGGGTGGTCCTGGCGATGTGGGTCCGGATCAAGGAAATGACCGTCAACTGCACCTCGGGTGCGATCACTCTGAAAGTCGAGGCCGGATGAGCACGAAACTCCGCCGCACCGCGGCCAAGCTGATCGAGAGGATCGGACAGGCCCAGGCTGGCGTGCAAGCACTCGCGCAGCCCCAGCTCGGCAGCTCCTCGATCGAGCAGGGGGTCATCGAGGAATACGACGCGGAGGGCACTCTCGTCTCGGCCTCCGGCACCCAGTGGGACGGCACGCACACCGCGGTGAGCCTGGCCGGCCCGCCGCCGCCGGTCCCGTCCCAGCCGACGCTCACGCCCGGCCCGGGCCAGGTGCAAGTCCGCTGGAACGGCCTCTTCGAG